CCGTTTTCGGCCCCTGTCCCCTGTCCCCTAGAAACCCTGAGCACCCCAGACCCCCATGCCCCCCACCCGACGCAATGAGGCTATTTCCTCCATATGGCTATATAGCATGTATAGCGATTTGGGTTAGAGTATTTGGTTTACTGTTATATGGGATTCTACATCATTTCCCCGCCGGTTGCGTAATAGTAGAAATTATGATATAATGGCGGTACTAAGGAACGAATAGGGTTCCGAGTACGTAAGGAAAGGTATAAACTGATGATTAAGGAATTCTTTGCTGAGAACAAGCTTTGGGTTGCGGCTTATGTGCTGTTTGTTATCTTATTTTGGCTTATTGGGGCACACAAGATGACGGCTGCCGAGGCTTACTTTGGTCTAATCGGATTGCACGTCGTTTTCGGTGGGATTGTCTTTATTGTCAAGAAGGTTCTGGGGAAGTAGATGCCTAGGTGTGGTAAGTGTGGTTCAGAGCTAATTGATGTTTGCCCGGAATGCAAGCAGCCTGTTGACGTTTACTCTAGGGTTGTTGGTTACATGCGGCCTGTGGCTACTTGGAACGATGGGAAGCAGCAGGAGTTTCTTGAGAGAAAAGAGTATCTCAGTTGGAATGGAGACCACATTGCCTCTGAAGAGTAGGGATTGGGATAAGCGTAGGGATAGGCATAAAGCCTCTAACCGATTAAACGACCCCACGTATGGCACTGGACCGTTGGACAATATCGCTGGGATGATTAACGACGAGATTGCGGCACAGAGGGACATGGGAGACCTTAGTGACCTGCTTGTTGGGATTAACGACAAGAAGGCTGGGCAGATGAAGACAATGAAACGTCGGATGACGATGAAGGTTACCCCGGAGAACTATGGACGAATCAAAGCCTTGGAAAACAGAAGCAGAACCAAACGTTAAGCAGCGCAGGTTTGTATCAGAGCTTCTGAAGGGTAAGAACCAGACTCAGGCTGCTGTATCTGCAGGGTACCGGGCCGACTACGCATCTGACCTTATGAAGATGCCGCAAGTCAAGGGGCTTCTTGATAAGGCCATGCGGGATGCTGGTATTGACGACCTGCTTATTGCTAGGAAGCTTCGTGAGGGGTTGGATGCTAAGACACCGCCAAAGAAGGAGGGTGGAAAGCAGTATGCTGACCAGTTTGTTAGGAAGCAGTTCCTAGATGTTATCTTCAAACTGCGTGGAGACTACGCACCTGAGAGGACTGAGAATGTTCAGAAGTCCATCAGCATTACGATTGATAGAGGGTTCCTTGAAGCGTTAAAAGACACGAAGTTTCTTAGTGCCCACGAGGCTGAGGTCCTTGAGGCAGAGATTGTGAGGGATGAACATGGGCCAAGTGAAGAAAAGCAAGCGAGTTAATAAAGACAAGAAGATTAATGATTATGCTTCGAAGATTGTAGATAGGAGGGCTCAAAGAGACGAGGCCGACAGGGACTACAAGAGAAATCAGGCCGAGGATGTTAAGGCCTTTGAAGATGTTAACGTTGAGATTCTTGCCCCGCATCGTGGTGCTCGTCTAGGCGAAAAGGTTGCAGACAGCATTCTTCACCCTAGAGACAAGGAAAAGAAACGGCGTGCCGATTGGGAGCGTGCAGACAATGCTAAGGAAGCCAAGAAGTTCGGTGAGGAATTGGCAAGACGCAGAGGTAGGGTTGTCGAAACTCCTAGGAAAATGCGTACCGCTCCACAGGCATTAAGGGACGAAAGAAACGAACGCGAGTGGCAACCCATTAAGAACAAGATTTGGGAAGAGGGCCGCAAGAACCTTAAGTGGTGGGAAGACGACAAGATTCTTAAGAGAGTCGATAAGGAATGGGATAAGTTTGAGAAAAGGACTGGTGGGTATCTGACATCAGAGGGAAGGGAAGCCCAGAGAAGGGATAACAATAGGAAGATTGAAGAGTACGCAAAGAAAAGAGCTGAGGAAGAAAAAAAGCGAATGCGTGATTCTCGGGAAGGGAAGTAATGGAATCTGATGCCCAAGAAATCATCAAGAAGCTCAAAGACCCTGAGAGGTTCGTTTCTGAGTGCTTGGGAAATCTTTACTTCCTGTGCAGAGCCATCCTCATTACTCTTGAGGACACTAGACCGGGATACAAGGACTTATATAGTCCTACCCACAAAACCATTTGCGATTTCGTGCAGAATTATGCCAAAGAAGGGCAAAAGCTTCTTATACTTACCCCTAGAGGATGGGTTAAGTCGTACGTCATCACAGTGGGATGGACTATCCAACGACTTCTCCGAAACCTTACCAACGGTAACAGAGAACACCAATTAATAAGCAACGCAACAATATCAAATGCCAAGAACTTCCTTGAAAAGATTAAATATAATGTCCAGTATAATGACCTCATGCGGGGGTTATTTAAAGACGTATTACCGGCCAACCCTGAAGCGGATGCTGAGAAATGGACGCAGGATGAAATCCAGATTGGCGGAAACCTTATCGAAACAGGGTCAGTCGAAGGAAACTTAGTGTCTCGGCACTACAAGATTATGATTAACGACGACCTTGTTAACAAGGATAATAGCAACACAAAGGAGCAGTTACTAAAGACATTGGACTGGTGGAGGCTATCCCAGTCCCTACTGCAAAGCAATGGGATTGAAATTAATATTGGTACTAGGTGGGCTTTTGACGATTTGTACGGGCATTTTATTGAGAGTTTCATTAAGCCCGAATTCAAGTATATGGAATCGGGAAAACCTATAGTAGAGATTCACAACGACAACTGCCACATGCTGTGGATGGACTGCTGGGCTGACCCCGTGCATGAAACTGGCTCTACGTTTCCTACGCTCTTCCCAGAGAAGAAGCTTAAGGAACTTCAGGCCCAGCTCAAGGAAAGATTCAATGGGCAGTATAGGAATAACCCTCTTGCCCTTGGCAAGAACCCGTTTCACTCTGAGTGGTTTAGCCGGTGGAACAGCAGGGAACTCCCGCCAATTAGGAATACGATTATGATTATCGACCCCAGTGGAAAGGCTCAGGTTGATTCTGACTTCACTGGGATTACGGTAATTCATCTTACTCCAGAGAAGAAGGGATTCATTGACCATGGCAGAAGGTATATGATTACCGACAGGGCCTTGGCCGAATGGATTATAACGAACTCGCTTCGTTGGAAGCCGGATGGAATCTACGTCGAGGATTACAAGTATAATGTCATCGCTGAGATGCTTGATATGCTGATTCCTCAGATGTGGAGAGCTGGTAAGTTCACGAAGGAAGAGTACGAATACGTCAAGACGTTACCCTACATTCTGCAGGAGGTAAGCCCCCGTGGCCGCCCCAAGCAGGTTAGGATTCAGCTCTTGACTGGATTCTTTGAGAGCGGGCAGTTCTTGCTTCCATACGAGGGAGCAGAGGACTTGGAAGAGGAACTAATCAGGTTCCCGGGTTACAAGGATGACGTTGTTGATTCCTTGGCCTACGTGCTGGATGTTATGGTATTCCCGCGTCCCAACGACCCTCCTAAGGTTATTAAGACCCAAGAGGATAAGCTGGAGGACGAGTGGGAGAACTTTGACGACGAATGCTTCGTCGGTCAGAAGAGCTATATGCTCGACAAATACGATTGGGACTAGGAGAATACGATGGGACTTACGATTGCTCAAAAGATTCACTTTAGGCCCTCTGCGGCCACCACTGCCGCCGGGACGCAGTTAAGTGATTGGTTTGATGTTGGTGAGTACAATGAACTGTACGCGTGGCTCAATGTTACTGCGTTTGCCTCTAGGTCAGACGAGACGTTGATTGTCACTATTGAGAGAGAGGCGGCCAATACGCAGGGGTATACAACGCTACTCACGTTTACAACGATTAATACAACTGGGGCCGCGTCAGAAGAGAAAACAGCTGTCTCCCTGATTGGCGGGAGAGTTAGATGTAGGGCAGTAACCGCTGGAACTTGGTCTGCAAGGTCCATTACGTTCAGCGTTGAAGGTTACGCCAAGAGCGCCTAGTGCGGTGTCGCCACTGAGCACGGCTAGGCTATAGGAGATTCTTAGATGGCTTTTGTTAAAGGGTTTATTAATTCTGAAGGAGAGATTGAGGTCAGCAAGGACGTTAAGTTCACTGGTCAGGACTATGCGTACACGAGGGTTACGATTACGAGCGGCGCTATTAAGACGCTTTCGGCTACCCCCGTTAGGCTTGTTGCTGCTCCCGGAGCCGGCAAGTGGCTTGAGTTCGTTTCGGCCAGCTTGCTTCTCGACTACGGGACGAATGCTCTTGCCGAGCCCTCGGCTCCAGATGACATGCAGATTATTTATGATACGGTTACAACGGCAGTCGTTTCACAGGACATCGATGCGACTAACTTCCTTACCGCTACTGCTGACACTAGGAATGTCGCCATTCCGAAGGTCAACCCCATTATCGCTAGCGCAAGCGTTGTGAATAAGGGGTTGTACATTTGGAACAGTGGCGCAAACTATACCGGCAACACTGCTAACGATAGCGTCCTTTACATCGACACCGTTTATAGGGTGCACGAGGTTTAACTGTGGATGGGTATTCAATAGGGTTTATGGTAGTTTTTGGTTGGTACGTTATTTCGGATATTTTGAATAGACTTGAGCGCAATAAGCTCCTCAATCGTCTGATGGCGAAGAACTATCAGGAATTTGAGTACTATGACAAAAAGTACGAAAAGGACCTCAAAGAAGTTGAATCACTTCGTGATGAGTCAAGACGAGATAGAACCACAGGTGATAGCGAGCCAGTACAGCCGCCTGACGAATCGGCAGAAGCAGAACGCATTATCGCGGCATTTGAGGAAGATTGGGGTGAGGGCGAAGTCGACAAAACGAAGGTAACGGATGTAGTCAAATGAATTGGTTAGACATAGAGAAGCGTATTCAGAAGGGCGGGGCCCTTCGTGACGACGAGAAAGAATGGGCGAAGAAGAAGATTAAAGACTACTGGGATAATCACCCAGACGTTCACTACAGGTATCCCCGCTGGAAGAAATATCTTGCGTGGACCGCTGGCTACCAGAACTTTGATTATAACAGGGTAGCCCAGAAGCTTGTAGAGGTCCCACTTGAGAGAAACCGTAGGCTTGTTATTAATAAGCTTAAGCCCTACGTCCGTACGCTTCTCGCTAAGCTCACGTCTGATGTCCCGCAGCCAAGCGTTATTCCTAACACGAATGAAGATGAGGACGTGAGGGCGGCCCGCATTGCCGATAAGGTTATTGAGGGGCTGTCGATTAAACTTGAGTTCGACAGAGTTCTTACAGAGCTTAAGCTGTGGACTATTATCTGCAACAAGGCCTATGTGCATGTTTACTGGGATGAGGACAGTTCTGGCGTTGTTGGTCCAGTTGACAGGGAGCCAGATGCCGCTGGTGAAGATGTTGGCATGGGGGCTATGGTAGACGTTCCAGAGGAACAGAGCGAACCTCAGACGGAACTTGTTGAAGCGGAGGGCGATGTTGTTATTGAGACTGTTAGCCCGTTTAACTGCCGACCAGACCCGCTGTTTTGGAATAGAGATAAGTGGCGATGGTTCGTTTACGGAGATGAGGTCGACGCTGAGGCCCTTGAATCTAAGTATAAGCTTAAATCAGGCTCTCTAACAGAGAGGACTGACGTTCTTGATTCTGCCTATGACATCGAACTGCAGGATGAGCACGATATCATCATTGCACAGCCTGACAAGGAACACGACGTTACTGGCAGGACTACAATCTGGAAGGAGTTCTGGACTCCTAAGATTTATGTTTTTATGGCTGGGAATAAGATTGTTGACTACGGGGTTAACGAGTTCGGTGAGATTCCATTCTTCGCGTGCGAGGACAGGCTTATCCCGATTGACACATACGAGAAGGAGTTCTCTTACAATGAGAGCCTTATCCGTGATGCAATCCCAGTCCAGAGGGAGTATAACAGGCAAGCCTCAACGATGAGCATTGCCCTAGATAGGGCTTCGAAGCTTAAGGTACTTACCCCCATGGGTTCCCTTCTTAGCAAGAAGCAGTTTGTAAACGACTACGGTATTTTTATTGATTATAATGCACACGCAGGGGAACCACACCAGATGAAGCTGGAGCCCTTTCCTATGGAGATGCCACAGTACAAGGCAGACCTAGAGAGAGAGATGCAGAGCCTTATGTCCCTTGGCCCTGCTAGCTTTGGGCAACTGCCAGAGAGGGCTTCTCACGCTTCTGGTACCTTGGTTAACTTGCTTCTTGAGCAGGATGACGTGGTTCTGAACCCGCTGCTCAACTCCATCAACTACACAATCAGCAAGGCTTGGAGACTGGCCCTGCAACTAGTGCAGGATAACTATGTTGAAGAGAGAATGCTTAAGATTGTCGGAGACGACGGCCTTGATGACATTTTGAAATTTAAGGGCTCGGACCTACACGGTAATACCGATGTTCGGGTCATCTCTCAGGCCGGTATGCCACGCAGTAGGGCGCTTCGGATTGAGTATATCATGAAGATGCGAGAGGTTGGCCTATTGACTGACGACAGGGCTACTCTGGAGATGCTAGAGTTTGGTCAGGTCGATAAGGTCTTCAAGGATAACCTCATCCACGAACGCAAGGCGTACCGCGAGAATCGTATGATTACGGAGAACCCCAATATAGACCCCAACGTTGTTCAGACGTGGCTCTATCCCTTGGAGGAACACGCAATCCATATGAAGATTCACCTTAGAGAAAGACTCTCACCTAGATGGGAGCAGTTGAATGACGCACAGAAACAGGCGCTAGAGGGGCACATCGAGATGACTAAACAATCGATTGTTCCACCTGCGCCAGTTCAGGGGCAACCAGAGGGTCAACCTATGCCAGCGCCGGCCCCCGGCGGGCAACCGATGTAGGCTTGGAGACTAAGGACCCCTTATAGGAATTTATATTATGGCTAATGATTGGGACTACAAACCCGACCTCGGTAAGACGGCAACGGATAATGTAGATGACGTTGTAGAAACCGAAGACGACCAGCCGGAATTCGGTTTTGAGATGGATGATGATGAAGAGTCAGATGTCGAAGAGACTGAAGATGATTCAATGGATGAAGAGGCTGAAGAGCGTAAACCTGTAGCTCCTGCGAAACCGCCAACCGAAACCTCTCCTGACGCACAGGCAGTCAAGGAGCAGGTACTTCGATTAGTTGGGGATACCGCAGTTGTTAAGGTCAAGGGAGTCGAGAGACCGCTGAAGGATTTCTCTCCTGATGAGGTTGTTAACTGGATTTCCAAGGCCATGCGTGCTGACCAAGTGTTCAATGAGGCTGCCGCTACACGCAAACAGGTTGAAGAGGAGCGGAGACAGCTAGAAGAGCATCGTGCATTACTGGAGAAGGGTGCTGCGATGGTGCAGGACAGACTCGCCGGTGGCGGGGAAAGAGGGAAGCCCACTGATGGCAACGTCCCTGATTTCCTTAAGCCCGGTGCGTATGATACCGAGGAAGTCACTGCACTCAAAGAGTTTGCCGCACAGCAACAGCAGAGGCTAGACAAACTTGAGGGTACATTTACCAAAAGCAAGCAGCAAGAAACTATCAAGAGCGTTCAACAGGAAATCGAAACTCTCGGAAGAGAGTACCCGATGGCTTCCAAGGATGAAGTTCTTGCAGTCAAACTTGCACATATGGATACTCCTACGGAGGAGTTGATGCGTATGGCCCATGACTATTATGCTGGGGGAGAGCATATTGAAACCGCGTTGAAGCACAATCCCACTTTCAAGAGAGAGTATGACGAGCGTGTTATCAAACAGTACTTAGCACGAAAACAGTCTGCTAAAAAAATCGCTGGGCAACCAGCCGCAGCGAATTCTAGCTCATCTAAAGTTAGTGAAAGAGGCAAGATACCCATTCACAGCTTTGACGATGCCACAAAGGCATCGCGGGCTTATCTGAGGGAATCCAAAAGATTAGCCGATGAAAGTTAGGATTTAATACTATGGCTATGCAGGAATTTCAGTATATTCAGGACATCCTGAAGGAATTCTACGCCCCTGCGATTGTTAACTTGGTTTACAAGAAGGCTCCGCTTTGGGCGCAGATTGAAAAGAAGGTTACCGGGATGACCGGCAAGCGGGTTTATATTCCCGTTCAGACGGCGTTCACCGAGGCTGTTGGCTCTCGCGTTGCTAATAACTACGCTCTGCCCACGGCTCAGAGAAACGCCTACGACTCGGCGTATATTTACATGCGCCGGTTCTATGGTCGCATTCAGGTTGACGGCTTCTCTATTGAATCGTCCAAGGGCAAGGGCGGCTGGATTGATATTCTGGCCGGTGAAACCAAGGGCGTGGCTAATGCGTTTGCGCTGGAGATGGACCAGCAGAGCCTTGGCCGGGGCGACTCGGTTCTTGGTCACGTTGCGTCTGTTTCTACGGTTACCGTTACCGTTGATAATCCCCACGGGATTGTTGGCGACACGCCGGTTACCAAGTTCTTCCGCGTTGGTCAGGTTTGCGACGTTTACGACGCTACCGATTCGTTTGCTACGAAGATTAAGGACAGCGCCACTGTTACCGCCGTTAGCGCTGCTAATGGAACCGTGACGTTTGATACTGACATGTCGGCCTCCACTTCGGTTGCCGATGGTGACTATATCGTCCGCGAGGATTCGTTCACGGCTACTACGCCCAATACCCACATGGGTAATATGATGGGCATCGACGGGATTATCTCTGCCGACGACCACCCGCTCGCTGCGGACTTCGAAGGCATTGACCGTTCCGCTCAGCCGCTCTGGTGTTCTCACGTTGATACGGCTTCCAAGGTTATTTCTGAACAGGTCATTCAGGAAGAGCTGGAAGAGATTTCTAAGATTACTGATGGTGAGCCGGTTGACCTGCTTCTCACGACCTATGCCATTAAGAACAAGCTCATCGACATTATCCGCTCGGATAGGGTGGTCGATTCGATGGACCTGAACGCGGGCTACAAGGCCCTCAAGTTCTACGGTGGTGAATTCGGTGAGATTCCTATTATGGTTCACAAGAACGCCCCGGCGGGTTATATGTACTTTATCTCCCGGCCGCACCTGAAGTTCTACACGCTGCAGAAGCTTACGTGGGACAATAAGGGCGGTGGGATTGTTAAGCCCGTGGCTGGCTACGATGCTTATGAGTCGTGGTTCAAGCTGTACGCCAATCTTGGCACGGACTGCCCGAATGCTATGGGTAAGCTGACGGGTCTTACGGTTAGCTAAATTTTGACAACTACCCTTCCTTGAATACCCTAGGGAGCTGGCGGGGGGCCTCAATCGGGGCCCCCCTCACCAGCATAAGGAGAGAAGATGGTCGAGAGATGGTTCGATAGAGAGTTAAAGCTTATTGACCCTCTATATTTTGCCGCGTACAATAATAAGACAAAGAAGTGGGGAATTAGGAAATGGAGGCATCCGTTTCTTCGCCGCAACTGGGAGATTAATAGCAACATCGTAATGGCTGTTAAATATCCTGTCCTTGATATGCGTACGCTTAATGACCTTAAGAAGGGCCTCTGGCAAGCACGGCGGCTAAAGCACATGCTTATGGAGATTGACGAGGCCAACAGAGAGAATGAGAAGAGAATTGATAGGGAACAAACCGAAATCCATAAGGCAGGTGCCAAGGATATCTGGAATCACTATCATAACATGAGTGTTGACATTGGGGGCAAATAATGGCTATCACGTCT